GCAAGAAAAACCGCAACGGTTGGCAAGCTCTTTACTTTGTAGCTAATAAATCCGCTGCCGGTGCTATCTATGAAACCTCGGGCCGTAAAAACCCGGCGGGAGATCCTAAGAGCCGATCCAATAACCCTAACGCGGGCGCTCACTTTATCGCTCGATCAGGTCCTCTTTATGGTGACAAGCAAGCCGAGCGCGGTCGTATGATTTATCGCGCGTGGAAAGAGGACGAGGGCAAGGCTCAAGATGCCGTATACAGAGCTATTGAGAAAACTATAGATAATTTTAATAACGGCCGTTACGGCACAAGTACGTACGGTTTGGCTGCATAATGGCGATACCTAATCTAATCGTATCGGCGGTAGCCGAGTGGAACGGTAAAGCTCTCACTAAGGGCACTAATCAAATCGGTAAGTTTAATCAAACCGTTAAAGGTTTAGGTCGTACTCTTGGCGTTACCTTTAGTGCCGCTGCTCTTTTAGGTTACTCTAAAAAAGCCGTAGCAGCTTATGGCGAACAGATCGCCGAGGCTAAGCGCCTCGATACCGCTTTACGTAATCTTGGCTTTAATTTTGCTACCGCCGAGGCTGAGGGCTACATCGATAGTATCGAAAAGGTAACGGGCGTAAATCGAGATCAGCTACAACCCTCATTTATTCAGCTCGCACAAACTACACGCTCTACAACTATGGCTCAATCTATGCTCAATACCGCGCTTGATATTAGCGCGGGTACTGGTATGGATTTAGTCTCAGCTACAAAGATATTAAGTCAGGCATATGTAGGTAATGTAAAGGGGCTTAAGCAACTTAATTTAGGACTAACAAATGCCGAGCTAGCAGGTAAATCTTATTTAGAAATCGAAAGACTTATCGCGGCGCAATACGCGGGCCAATCTAAAAACGCGGCAGACTCTTATCAAGGCTCACTCAATCGCCTTAAGATCGCAGCTGAGCAAGCAAGCGAGCAGATCGGCCAATCACTCGTAGCCTCTCTTAGTACATCATCCGGCGGCATGGATAAGCTCATCGATAAAGTCGATGGCGCAGCGGACTCGATCTCTGGGCTTATTACTAACGTAGCGGTATTAGCCAAGGATCTAGGCAATTTATTCGCCGGTTTACCGGGCGCAGGTGTTTTAGATAATGCTTTTAGAGGGGTTAAAAACTATCTTGGCAAGTTTTCTATTGGTGCCTTACGTACCAATGTAGATAAGGTTTTAGGCCGCCAAGGCGGTTTTCCTCAGGGCGTACCTCAAGATCTTAAAAATATGCAAGCTAATGCCGAAAAGGCAAAGATGGATAAAGAGGCAGCTAAACGCCAAAAGGAGATATTAGCTTTACAGAAAAAGGCAGAGCTCGCAAAGAAAAACGAGCTATCTCTATCTAAGGCAGCTGCTCAATTTGACACTAACCGCATATCTATTGCCGCAGCTCTTAAAGCTACATATGATAAAGAAACACGCTTACGCCTTGAGGCTCTTATGGCTATCGAGGACGAGGACGGCGAAAAAGCTTTAGATCGTCTTAAGCAATTAGGCATACTTACGGCGGCTAATCAAACCGCAAAATTAAACGGCCTTAAGGGTATAACTGAGACAGAGTTAAGCGGCCTTAATACCGTACTTATGAAAGAGTTATCGGCTATTGAAGCTGCAAAAAATGCTAAATTAGCAGCTATTGAAAAGTCCGGAGCCGATCAAGCTTCCAAAGATGCCGCTAAATTAAAAGCTATCGCAGATGCCGAGGCCGCCGAGGCTGCCGCTTTCGCCAAATATAACGATGCACTTACAAAGCAAGGCGGCCTTGACGATCTAGATTTTTACACAAAGAAAACACAAATTAATACCCTTGAAATTATGCGTTTAGCCTCAATTAACAAAACCTCAGCGGCGCAATTATTAGCCGATAGAATTGCTTTAGCAGCTAGTATTAAAACAGTAGAGGAAATCGCGGCCAAACGTAAAGCAGCTCAAGATGCAGATGATCAAGCTATGGCCGCCGCGGCTAATGCTAAAAAACTGGCTGAGGATAAAGCTTTCACCGATTATCTTGCAGCTCTTAAAACTCAAACAGATGCAGCTTTAGCCGCAGATGCAAGTTTAACATCTGAAAAGTTAGCTAGTATTGCATCCGTCGCAGCTGCACAGGCCGCGGCTAATGCTGAGGCTATTGCCGGTGTTGGATCTTTAGCGGCTGCTATTAGATCTATACCGCCTTATCCAACGTGGACTCCTCCGCCTCAAACTCAAATGCCCGGTTTACCTTATGCAGATCCGGATGGAAAGTTTCCCGATATTGGGGGCGGCCTTTATATCGATCCGGGCTTAGTAAATCCCGGCGGAGGCGGCGGTAACAATTACACCGTTACGGTAAACGCTGGGGCTATTGCCTCTCAAGATGAATTTACGGCGTTGCTGCAAGATACGATCCAACGGATCAACCGTAATGGCGATCCACTTACTACCGCAGGTATAGCATGACCGTACCTGTACTTAATGCGATTATTAACTTTTCTACGGGCCCGGCTTTTGCTCAAGCGATGATCCTAGATAACGGCATTTTAGGTACTAACGTATTAGCTGACTCTCAGGCTCTTATCGTCGATGTATCTAACGTAGTCGATAGCGTTACGACTATGCGAGGCCGTAACCTACAGGCCGACGTATTCCAAACAGGCACCCTAACGCTACGTATTGTCGATCAAAATGGAGACTTTAACCCTCAAAATCCTAATAGCCCTTATTACGGCCTACTTACTCCTATGCGTAAGGTAGCTATTACCGCTACATATAACGGTATTGATTGGCCTATGTTTAGCGGCTTTATTACTAGCTATACAACTACAACGCCTAAGATGGCCACCGATGTCGTATACACAACTATTACTGCGGTAGATGGGTTTAGGCTTTTCCAAAATAGTCAAATTACAAACGTAACCCTCGCCTCTGCGGGTGACTTACCGGGCGAGCGCGTAAACGCTATCCTCGACGAGATCGCTTGGCCTCCATCTCAGCGCGAGATCGAGTACGGCGATACGATATTTCAGGCGGACCCGGGTACTTTACGTACCGCTTTAGCAGCTTTACAAACCGCATCTATATCTGAGTACGGCGCTATCTATATGGATGGTCGCGGATCTATAACTCTTAAGGATCGGGCTTACTGTATAGAGTCTCAAACTATTCCGCCTATTGTGTTCAACGATGATGGTAGCGAAATTACTTACTTTAACGCGATATGGCGTTTAGATGATACTCAAGTTTATAACTCGGCCTCTATTACAAAGATAGGCGGTACGCCTCAACTCGCAGAGGATCAGGCCTCTATTGATGAGTATTTTCTGCACTCTTATACTCAGCAAAATTTAGTAATGGATACTAATCAAGCTGCATTAGATTACGCTCGAGCTTATGTAGCAAGCCGTAAAGCTACTCGTACGCGCTGCGATGCTATCGAACTAGATTTATATACTCCGAACTATAACGATGGAATTATCGCGGCCCTTGATTTAGATTTTTTTGACCCGGTTGAGATTACGACTAATCAGCCTGGTAACTCGACTTTACAACAGACTCTACAAGTATTTGGCGTAATGCACCGCGTTAGCCCTAATTCTTGGAAAACGACATTTACGACTCAAGAGCCGATTATCGACGGCTTTATATTAAACTCACCATTATACGGAGTGCTCGATACCTCCGTATTAGCATACTAAGGAGCAAGGTTATGGCAGCTGGACAAGGTTTTAAGACCTTTGTAACGGGTGAGGTATTGACCGCCGGTGACGTAAACGGCTACCTCATGCAGGGTATCAACGTATTTACAAATGCTACGGCTCGCGATGCGGCTATTACCGCACCGGCTGAGGGCCAATTTGCATTTACTAAAGATAACAATTCGTTATGGTATTACGACGGTGCAGCTTGGGTAGCCTCAGGTGCTACGGGTGACATCGAGGGAGTAACCGCGGGTGTAGGTATTAGCGGCGGAGGTACTAGCGGTACCGTAACGATTACTAACTCGATGGCAACCGAAATAGCAGCTAAAGGCGATTTAATTGTCGGTACTGGATCGCAGACTTTTGACAATCTAACTGTAGGAGCAAACAACACCGTTTTAACCGCAGACTCAACGACGGCCACGGGTCTTAAGTGGGCCGCAGCATCCGGAGGCGGTAAAGTTTTGCAAGTAGTCAGCGCGACAAATGCTACGAGCACATCAATTAGCAGCGCGACATTTACGGATACAAGTCTTTCCGTTTCAATTACTCCGTCCTCAGCTTCAAGTAGGATCATGGTGCTAGTAACTCAAGGTTGGCAATCCTCGCGTTCTGACTCAGGCATGGATTTTGCCTTTAGATTAAATCGTGACTCAACTACGGTTTATGCTCCACATCAAACGGGCAACGTAATTACGCTAGGATTTAGTCTTAGTGGTGTTACGGCTATCAATGCTTATTATGGAATTATGCCTATAACCTACGTGGATTCTCCGGCTTCTACGTCTGCTTTGACTTATAAGACTCAAGCTAGCCTTAGAACTACATCAAACAGCGGAGTGCTTACAATTCAGCCAAGCGGTTTTACATCGTCAATCATCGCTATAGAAATTGGTGCCTAATGGATCCTATTGACCTATCAAACGCAATCAAATCGCTTCGTCCTACGGCTCAATTTTCATTTATTGAGTCTGATTATTCAACAATAAAATGGGATGTATTAGACGGAGAAGCTCCGACTCAAAAAGAATTAGAAGCTGCTTTAGAAAAAATTAAAACAGATCAAGCACAAGCGGTAATTGCTAAATCGGCTGCACGTACATCCCTTTTAGAAAAAATTGGGATTACTGAGGATGAAGCGAATATTTTACTGGGATGAGTCTTACAAGTTATAACGGATATACGGCTTCTAAAGATCCGGCCGAGATAAATATAAAGTCCTACCCTGTACGGGGTACGGATCGTAAGCTTAGGTGCGCTAGTAGCGTGGGCCCGCTATTAGCCGCCTTTGCTGCGGAGTTTCACGAGCTAATTGAGCCTATCGATGAGGGTACCTTTGATGACTGGGGTTACGCCTTTCGCATGGTACGAGGATCTACTGATCGCCTTTCGTGTCACTCATCCGGTACGGCTATCGATCTAAATGCTACAAAGCATCCGCTAGGCAAGTACGACACTTTTCCGGCTGAAAAAGTACCAATGATCCGGGCGCTTGCTAAAAAATATGGCCTTAAGTGGGGCGGCGATTTTAAGAGCCGGCCGGATGATATGCACTTTGAGGTAGAGGTAACCGCAGAAAAAGCAAAAAAACTAATAACTAAGTTAGGACTAGACAATGAATAAAAAGCAATTAGAGGCGGCCGTTATGTCATATGTACGCGCAGCGCTCGCTTCCGTAGCAGCTCTCTATATGTCAGGTATACAGGATCCAAAAGTACTAGCTAACGCGTTTATCGCCGGGCTCGTAGGTCCGCTTATGAAAGCGTTACAACCTAACGAGAAGCAATACGGCATAGGCTCTAAATGATCCGGGCCCTGATAGGGGCGATTGTGGGGACTATCCTCCTATCGGGGTGCGGTTACGATGGATGGGTTAGATATGAGTGCCAAGAATACGAAAACTGGACAAAGCCTGAGTGCACTCCGCCACAATGCGAGGCTACGGGAGTCTGTACTAAGGACCTTATTACGATCGATGAGTAATCACAATAGACGGCTAACGCCTGAGGATATACACGCGCGATTAATTTTTTTAATCGGCGCGGTTTTAGCTTTAACCTTTTTTGTAATTACAGGCGGGGCCGTGTACGCCTTAGTGTTTGTTACTCAGCCTGTAGGGGCTCAAGCTCCCAATGATCGAGACTTTATACAATTACTACAGACTCTCGCCATATTTCTAACCGGTGCCCTTGGCGGCGTATTAGCTGGTAACGGCCTAAAGTCTAAACCTAAAGAGCACCCTAAGGCCGACACGCCAAACACCAATACGCTTTGATTTGTGACAATTAGCCCTCATACTGATACTACAAACGCTGAGAGGGCTACTCGGTTAGTAGCTTAATCGGCCTTAACAAAGGGCTAAGTAATGAATAGTTTAGATATATTGATCGGTTTGGCAGCCTGCGGTATGGGC